GAGGACCCAGCATGGAAGTCATCGACAACGATGCGGAGATTAATGCGGAGATTAGCGATGTTGTAATACGAGATGTAAATGAGTGAACTAACATTCGCTCTGTTGCAATGGCAACAAAAGGTATTTAAAGACACTACTCGCTTTAAGGTTATTGCTGCTGGTCGTCGTTGTGGTAAGTCCAGACTATCTGCGATAACCCTATTGATTGAAGGGCTTAATTGTCCTGAAGGTTCTAGCGTGATGTACGTTGCACCAACGCTAGGACAAGCTCGAACGATTATGTGGGACTTGTTAATGGATTTGGGTCGACCTGTAATCAAGTCTGCTCACATTAACAACTTAGAGATTACCTTGGTGAACGGCAGGAAAATCCTCATTCGAGGTGCTGACAACCAAGACTCTTTGCGTGGTGTGTCCTTGTCGTATTTGGTAATGGACGAAGTAGCGTTTATTAAAGCAGAGATTTGGGAACGGGTATTACGAGCTGCGCTGTCGGATAAAAAAGGTAGAGCAATGTTTATTTCTACCCCTTCTGGTCGTAACCACTTCTATGAGTGGTATCAGCTAGGGCAGTCAGGAACGGACGAAGATTGGAAGTCGTGGCACTTTACCACTGCAGACAATGAAACGATTGACCCGAAAGAGATTGAGGCTGCAAAGCGAACACTGAGTTCTTTTGCGTTTAACCAAGAGTATTTGTCTTCCTTTAACAACGCTGGTTCAGGTTTGTTTAAAGAAGAGTGGATTAAGTTCGGTGAAGAACCAAAAGACGGTTCATGGTACATCGCAGTAGACTGCGCTGGTTTTGAAGAAATTGGTAAGAGGCAAACCAATAAACGATTAGATAAAACCGCTATTGCGTGTGTAAAGGTAGATAACAATAATGTATGGTATGTGGATAAAATTGAGACAGGTCGTTGGTCAACTGAAGACACAGCACTGCGAATACTTAAAAACATCCAAGAGTATCAGCCGCTGGCAGTAGGGATTGAGCGAGGTATTGCAAAGCAAGCGATTATGAGTCCACTGATGGACGCTATGCGAAGACTGAACTGTTACGCTCACATTGAAGAACTGACACACGGTAACAAGAAAAAAGTAGATAGGGTGACTTGGGCGCTACAAGGTAACTTAGAGCATGGTAGAATTGTCCTAAACGCTGAAGGTGATTTTGATTTGTTTGTCGATGAACTCCTAATGTTCCCCACACAGGGAGTACACGATGACACGGTGGATGCGTTAGCGTACATCGAGCAGTTAGTCCGCCCCAACTTCGATTCTGATGATGGTGGTGATGAGTGGGAAACTTTAGATGTAATTTCAGGATACTGAGATGGATGATTGGTTAAAAGAATACTACAAACTACAGGAAATGGACTGGTCTCCTACAAAACTCTCTACTGAGGAAGAAAGCCAGTTTAGAAATTGGATTACAGGTACAAAGCTATTTAACAACTTAAAACCTCTAATCGCTCAAGACTTAGATAAGCCTGTAGATAAAGTATCAAACGATGACATCATCAATGAAATGGTTGCGTCAGGCGATTATGACTATCGTGGCGCTTGGAAAAAAGGCGTTACTGAAGAAATTAGCCCTTATGACAATATGCCTCACTGGTCGTCAAGAGCTGCTGATGGTACATTTTTAAAGTCTCCAAAACACCCAACTGCGTGGAAAGAACTGTTTATGCAGCAATATGGTCAAGACCCTGATTCTCTAGGGTTAGATACTTTAGACAAAGCAGTTCAAGCTACTCCACAACAAATGGTCAACCCAATGTATACCGACCCATTTGGTAACTCAATTCAATAGGAATTAATATGGAATTCTTAGTAGATATGTTTGGAACTAGAGCGCCTGAAGAAGGGGAACTTGCGTTCTTTAAAAAGAAGCCAAATGTAGCTGGTATGGCGACAGACGATAATAAAATCATTTTAAATCCATATTCTAAAAACACCCCTGCAGAGCAGCAAGCGGTAGCGCAAAACGAAGCTCTAAGGTTGTTTATGAACAAAACAAATTTTACATCAGACTTTGATTTAACTGACGAACAAAAAGAGTTTTTTAAGGGCAGTGCATACGCTAAAAACCCAGATGCTGCTAGACAAACCATTTTAGCTCGTATACTCACTGGCGACCCTTCGGCAAAAAACGCAACACCAGAACAGATTAAAGCTGCACAAGAATTAGGCAACTACATCCAACAATTTGCACCAAGATAAGGAATAAAAATGGCTGAAAATATGGACATGAACGAAGGCACTCAGTGGGAAGAACCTTCTGAGGCTGACAAAGAGTTAGCAGCGTTCGTTGTACAACACTGTGACCGTTGGCGTGATAGCCGTGACGAGAACTACTTAGAAGACTGGAAAGAATACGAGCGTATCTTCCGTGGTGTTTGGGCTTCTGAAGACCGTACTCGTGAGTCCGAGCGTAGTCGCTTAATCAGTCCCGCAACGCAGCAAGCAGTTGAGACTCGCCACGCTGAGATTATGGAAGCTATCTTCGGTAACGGAGAGTTCTTCGACATCAAAGACGACATCGTGGACTACAACGGTAATCCAATGGATGTGCAAGCAATGCGGGCTTTACTGATGGAAGACTTAACTGCGAACAAGATTCGTAAGTCAGTAGACCAGATTGAACTGATGGCAGAAATTTATGGTACTGGTATCGGTGAGATTATGGTTAAGACCGAGACAGAGTACGTTCCGTCCACTCAGCCTATTCCCGGCAGCACCCAAGCTGCGTATGGAGTTACTGAGAAAGAATACTTCTGCGTTAAGATTAACCCAGTCAACCCTAAGAACTTCCTGATTGACCCTAACGCTACCTCGATTGAGGATGCAATGGGTGTAGCGATTGAGAAGTTTGTCTCTATCCACAAAGTGGTAGAAGGTATGGAAAGAGGTATCTATCGCAAGGTAGACATCGGACCTGCTGGCAATGATGACGACTTAGAAGTAACGCAAGAAGTAGTGCAGTATCAAGATGACAAGGTTAAACTCCTCACATACTACGGATTAGTCCCAAGAGAGTACCTAGAACAGCTTGAGAACGACGGAGACGAGGTAGTTGACCTGTTCCCCGAGGACAGCACTGCTGACACCTACAGCGACCTCGTAGAGGCTATTGTGGTGATTGCTAATGATGGTCTACTTCTCAAGGCTGAGAAGAATCCATACATGATGAAAGACCGTCCTGTAGTCGCTTACCAAGACGATACCGTTCCTAACCGCTTCTGGGGTCGTGGCACAGTAGAAAAAGCATACAATATGCAAAAGGCTATTGATGCACAGCTCCGCAGTCACTTAGACAGCTTGGCATTGACCACTGCACCAATGATTGCGATGGATGCTACTCGTTTACCTCGTGGTGCTAAGTTTGAAGTTCGTCCCGGCAAAGCAATCCTCACCAATGGTAATCCTGCTGAGATTATGATGCCATTCAAGTTCGGACAAACAAGCCCTGAGTCTGCTGCTACCGCACGAGACTTTGAGCGTATGCTACTCATGGCAACCGGTACTCTGGATAGCCAAGGCATGGTAACACAAGCCACTCGTGATTCCAGCGGTGCTGGTATGTCGATGGCTGTTTCTGGAATCATCAAGAAGTACAAGCGTACCCTGACAAACTTCCAAGAAGATTTCATGGTCCCGTTGATTAAAAAGGTTGCGTTCCGTTATATGCAATTTGACCCAGAGCGTTATCCTTCTGTAGACATGAAGTTCATTCCTACCGCTACTTTGGGTATTATGGCTCGTGAATACGAACAGCAACAGCTTATTGGTCTTCTGCAGACCCTTGGACCTAACACTCCTGTGTTGCCAATCATCCTCAAAGGCATTATCGCTAACTCCAGCCTGTCTAATCGTGCTGAGATGGAAGCTGCTTTAGAGCAAATGAGCCAACCTAACCCAGAAGCACAGCAACTACAGCAAGCTCAGGCTCAATTAGCACTACAAACACAGCAAGCTCAGATTAAACAGCTTGATGCTAGTGCTGCTAAAGACATGGCAGATGCTCAAAAGACGATGGTTGAGGCGCAATTAGCCCCACAAGAGGTAGAAGCCAAGGTTTTATCTGCTGTTTCTCGTAATTTACCAAGTCAAGACGACGAAGCTAACCGAGAATTTGATAGAAGGGTAAAAATTGCTGATTTGATGCTAAAAGAAGCAGATATTAAGAACAAATCGAAGATTGTAGAGTTGCAAATGTCTGAAAAAGCTGCTACAATAGGGAAGACAGAAGAAGATTTTCTTAATAATCTGACAGAGAAGCTATCAAGCAATGGCTAATATAAAAGACTACATTAAAAAAGTGATGGACGGCACTGTTTCTTTAGAGGAACAGCAAGCCGCCTTAGCTCAGGTTGAGAAAACCATCGTTGAGGCAAAACAACGCCGAGATGAGTCTGTTGGTCAAAAAGCAGACATGGTTGTACAAGCCTTAAAAACCATTGAAGCTAAGTTAGAAGCCAAGTTAGTAGAACTGAACAACACCCCTGCAATGCAAGGTGTTCAAGGCGCTACTGGTAAAGCAGGTAAAGACGGAGTAGACGGTAAAGACGGTCTTAATGGTGTTAGTGGCAAAGATGGTAAAGACGGCAAAGACGGAGTTGATGGTAAAGACGGTATCTCTGTTGTTGACGCTAAGATTGACTTTGATGGTTCGTTAGTTGTTTACCTATCGAATGGTTCTGAGATTGATTGCGGTCAGATTCTGTCTCCAGATGTTGCTCAAAACATTATTATCAACAGCGGTGGCTCTGGGACTTCACAGTCTGTTACCGATACGTTAGTTTCTTTACAGAACCAGATTAATACCTTAACTGGTATTGACGGCACATTAGGTACTATGGCACAACAAGACGCTAGTGCCGTAGCCATCACAGGTGGCTTGGTTAGCGGAACTCGTATTAACCCTAGAGTATTAGCATCAACCGCAAACTCTGCTACACCTACGTTAAATACCGATTTATATGACATGATGGTAATTACAGGACAATCTGTAGCCATTACATCATTTACTACAAATTTAACTGGTACACCTGTAAACGGGCAAAAGTTGTGGATTTCAATTACAGGAACAGGTGCTATTGCTATTACTTGGGGCGCATCTTTTGAATCATCTACAGTAACCTTACCAAGCACTACAGTAAACACAAACAGATTAGACATTGGTTTTATTTATAATGTTGCCAATTCAGATTGGCGTTGCGTAGCGGTGGCGTGATGATAAAAATTGACTTTGTTATTGAACAAAATGGTGAACGATTTTCCGATGCTTTGCACCTAGAGGATAACCACACATTTACTGATGAAGAAATCGAAGCAATGAAACAAGCTCGATTTGATAATTGGTACACCTTAATTAATACACCATCCGAAGAAGTGCCACAAGGTGAATAATGGCAACTAGATATTGGGTAGGTGGTAGTGGAACTTGGACAAGTTCAAACACACTTAACTGGTCAGCTTCATCAGGCGGTTCTAGTGGTGCGTCTGCTCCTACTACTGCTGATGATGTCATATTTGACAACTTGTCTAATACAGGAACGTCAATATTTACTGTAACTGTTTCAACAGGTGCGGCTTGTAGAGATTTAAGTTTTGGGTCGGGAGCAACAGCCCTTGATGCTGTAATGACATTGACTGGTATTTCTTCAATGTCTATTGCTGGTAGTTTAACCTTGGTTTCTACAAATTTAACAGTTAGCTATACGGGCACTATATCTTTTACAGCAAATACTGCAGGTAAAACCATTACTACCGCAGGTAAAACATTAGCTGCCATTGCTTTTAATGGAACTGGTGGTGCATGGACTTTACAAGACGCTTACAATGGTACAGGAGCGATTACAGTAACTAGAGGAAGTTTTAATTCCAACGGAATGGCGGTTACTTGTAGTTCTATAAGTTCTAACAATGTTAATACAAGAGCAATCACACTTGGAACTTCTACCGTTTCTTTAACTGGTACAGGAACTATTTTTAATATACAAAATCTTACTGGACTAACATTTAGTGCCGCATCTTCAACAATTAATTTCACAAGTACCTCAACTACAGCTAGAACTTTTACTCTTGGCTCTACTACTGGTCTAGTATTTGGAACTATAGGAATTAATGGGTCAACCAGTACCAGCAGTACAAGTTTTAACTACGGCAGCATGACCGTTAATACTCTTTCTAGCAATAAAACAGTAGCGCACACTATTAATTTTTCATTTTCAGGAACAGCATTTAATGTCACTAATTTTAATATTAGTGGAAGGGCTGGAAACTTAGTAACTATTAATTCAACTTTTCCACCTACTGCGGGTACTATAAGCAAATCTAGTGGAATTGTAAGTTCTGATTATTTAAGTATTCAAAATAGCAATGCTACAGGTGGTGCTACATGGTACGCAGGGGCAAATTCAACAAACGTCAGCAACAATACAGGATGGATATTTACAGCACCCCCATCCACAGGCAATACTTCGAGCTTTTTTTTACTGTTTAATTAAAAAATAACTTGACTTTTTAGCAAAAGTGTGGTATTATTGCAACAAAATAAGTATGTAAGCACTTACTTCTCCAATAGGACAAAGAAGAATGATAGACAAGGAACTACAAAGCTATTACGAAAACCGCTTTTCAATGATGTCAACTGAAGGGTGGCAAGATTTAATGGAAGATGCACAAGAAATGTTCAATTCGTTGAACCATGTGTTATCAATTCAAAGTGAAGCGGATTTAATGGTAAAGAAGGGACAACTGGACTTACTTCAGTGGCTCATTACCCTTAAACCTGCTTCAGAACAGGCTTACGCATCATTGCAGGACGACTCTGCGGGAGCAGCTCAGGATGCGTAGGATGTACGATTTTAAATGCAGTGAAGAACATATTACAGAAGGTTTTGTTGATTATGAGACAACAACAATCTCCTGTGGTTGTGGGAACGTAGCTAATCGAATTATCTCACCTGTGAGAATTAGTTTAGATGGCACAGACCCAACTTACGTGGCTGCCTACGATAGATGGGCGAAAAGACACGAAGACAAGCAGAAGCAAGAAGCAAAGCAAAACGCCTAAGATACCTTTATCGGGAGATAAAGCCTTAGATTACAAATCCTAAAATCACTTGATTCGGTGACGGGAGACTTTAAATGGCAGCAAACTTTATTCAAGAAGAAGAACTGTTTAACAGCAGTGAGCAAGAAGTAGTACAAGACGTTACAACCCCAGTACCTGACAGCACTGCTGCAGGACAAACTGAAACAGCTAATGTCAGTGAACAAGTAGAAGAATTACCAGAGAAGTATCGTGGTAAGTCTGCTATTGAGATTGCTAAGATGCACCAAGAGGCTGAAAAGTTGATTGGACGACAAGCAAACGAAGTTCACGAAGTACGAAGTCTTGCAGACCAACTGTTAAAACAGCAACTCGACTCTAAGGCTAAGGAAGCGAAGCCGCTTGAAGAATCGCTCGAAGAAGACTTTTTTGCAGACCCAGCTAGTGCGGTCAACAGACAAGTAGAGAAGCATCCTGCAGTTCTTGAAGCAAGACAAGCAGCGTTAGACATGAAGCGCATGAAGACAGCTCAACAGTTGTCCTCAAAGCACCCAGACTTTGCCACTATCGCATCCGATAGCGGATTTCAAGATTGGGTTAAATCTTCAGCTATTCGCTTAAATTTGTTTGCTAAAGCTGACGCTGAATTCGACTTTGAATCCGCTGATGAATTGTTAAGTACCTACAAGGAACTTAGACAAATCAAACAACAGACTCAAAACACTCAAACAGCAGCAGTAGAAAGCAAAGCCCAAGAACAAGCAATGAAAGCAGCTACAGTCGATGTTGGTGGCGCTGGCGAAACAAGTAGGAAAGTATATCGTCGAGCAGACCTTATTAAACTGAGAATGACAGACCCTGACCGTTATATGCAAATGTCTGATGAAATCATGCAAGCATACAGCGAAGGGCGAGTTAAGTAATTTTAGAATTTCTAATTAAAGGAAAAATATCATGGCATTAGTAGGCGCAGCATATCCGGGTGGTTCAACATCCGTAGTAACAAAAGCAAACGCAGACAAGTTCATTCCAGAAATCTGGTCTGATGAAGTTATCGCTGCTTACAAGAAAAACCTAGTATTGGCTAACCTTGTTCGCAAAATGTCTTTCAAAGGCAAAAAAGGCGATACACTGCACATCCCTAAACCAACTCGTGGTGTAGCTACTGCTAAAGCAGCTAACACTGCAGTTACCGTTCAAGCTGATACTGAGAGCGAAGTATTGGTTGCAGTTGACCAACACTTTGAGTACTCACGTTTCATCGAGGACATCACAGAAGTTCAATCATTGGCTTCCCTACGTTCTTTCTACACAGAAGACGCTGGTTACGCTTTGGCTAAGAAAGTTGATGACTTGTTAATCGCTGGTGGTAAGTCTTATGGCGATGGCGATGCGTCTGACTGGGTTCACAGCAATGCTTACTTTATCGATGCAACCACAGGTTTGACACTGTATGCTCTTGACACTGTAACCACTTCTGACTTGTTCACAGACGCTGGTTTCCGTAAGCTAATCCAGTTGATGGATGACGCTGACGTACCAATGGATGGTCGTAAGTTTGCGATTCCTCCTTCACTGCGTAACGCAATCATGGGCATTGACCGTTACAACTCCAGCGACTTCGTTGATGGTCGTGGCGTAAACAATGGTCAAATCGGTAAGTTGTATGGTATTGATGTTTATGTATCAAGCAATATGCCAACTATTGAAACAGCCGCTGATAACTCAGTTGGCGACGCAATCAAAGCTGCACTATTGTTCCATACAGACACAACCGTGTTTGCAGAGCAGCTTGGTGTTCGCTCACAAGTACAGTACAAGCAAGAGTATCTGTCTACACTTTACACTGCTGACACATTGTTCGGCACTAAAGTTGTACGTCCAGAAGCTGGTTTCGTATTGGCTGTAAACGCCTAGTAGTAAACTCTCCCCTGTCCTATCTGACTTTGGATGGGGGAGTTTGTTTTAGTGTATTCATAGAGTGTATTAAAACAAACCTATTATACGAAAGTTAACCCATGACTGATATTGACCCAGTAGAGTACGGTAAGTTAGTTAACTCCGTAGAGAACCTAGAACGTAAAGTAGATGCCTTAGAAGTAGACATTAAGAAGTTAGTAGCTATGGCAGAGCGTAGTAAAGGTTCTCTGTGGGCATTGATGGGTGTTGCTTCCGTTGCTGGTGCGTTTATCAGTTATGTTTCAGAGATGGTATTTAGAAAGTAACCATGCGCTCACATTCAGTAGGTAAGAATTTAGTAGCAAACACTAAGACAACATTGTTCACTGTTCCTACACGAAACATAGCATTGTGGAGACTGTTGTATGCGTTTAATAATACTGCTTCAGCTAAGACATTTAGTTGCTGGTGGTACGACAAGAGTGAAGATGTTGAAGTAGCGATTGCTTCTGCTTATCCATTGTCTACTAAAACATTCTTTTTACTTGGTGATGGTAACTATGTTGCTTTAGAAGAAGGTGATGAGATTCGAGCTATATCTGAAACAGGCTCTACCACTACTGTGGTTATCACGGTAGAGTTAGACGCTAGGTCAACTGTACAGAACTTTGCCTAAGGACTGATATGCCACTTAAATCAGGTACATCACAGAAGACTATCTCTACTAACATCCGTAAAGAGATGAAGGCAGGAAAGCCACAGAAACAAGCTATCGCAATAGCCCTATCAAAAGCAGGACAATCTAAACCACAACCAAAGAAAAGGAAGTAATCATGCCAATGGTCAAAGACAAGAAGTTTCCTTACACAGCTAAGGGTAAGAAAGAAGCTAAGTCGTATGCTCAGAAAACAGGAGCTAAGATGACTACTCCTAAAGCTAAACCAGCTAAGAAGATGGGTATGAGTCGTGGCTACTAAACCTGGATTGTATGCCAATATCGCTGCCAAGAAAGCTCGTATAAAGGCTGGCTCCGGTGAGCGTATGCGTAAGGTTGGTAGCAAAGGCGCTCCTTCGGCTCAAGACTTTAAAGATGCTGCTAAGACAGCTAAGAAGAAGTAATGCCTAAGAAAGCATTTCAGAACCCTGAAGGCGGTCTCAATCAGAAAGGGCGAGACTACTACAACAAAACCACAGGTTCTAAGCTAAAGCCACCAGTGTCTGCTAAAGAGGCTGCAAAGTCGCCTAAAGCGGCTGGACGGCGTAAGAGCTTCTGCGCTAGGATGGGCGGTGTCGCTGGTCCAATGAAGGACGAAAAGGGTAAACCAACCCGTAAAGCATTAGCATTAAAAAAGTGGGACTGTTGAGCAGAAATAGCTTGTGGTTTTTGTAAAAGTATGATACACTAGGACTATATGGCAACTAAAAATTACCTAGAATTAACGAACGATGTGTTGATTCGACTGCGTGAGCCAGAGGCTTCCTCGGTATCGGATAACGCCTATGTCAAACTGATTGCAAGGTACATTAACGATTCTAAGCGTCAGGTTGAAGATGCGTACAACTGGAACGCCTTGTATGAGACAATAACCGTCACAACAAGCGCAAGTACAACTAATTATACTCTAGTTGGCACTGGGCAGCGGTTTCGTGTTACTGATGTTCTGAATGACACTAGTAACTTTGTAATGCGAAACGCTACTACTCGTTTTATGAACGAACAGTTTTTAATTACAACACCACAACAAGGTTCACCGTACTATTATAACTTTAATGGTACAGACGCTAACGGGGATACTCAAGTAGACCTTTTCCCAATACCTGATGGTGTTTACAGCATACAGTTTAAAATCACTAAACCGCAAGCTGAACTTGCATCTAACTCAGACCAAATCTTAATTCCACATGAGCCTGTCATCCTTGGTGCGTTGGCTAGGGCGCAAGCGGAAAGAGGCGAAGATGGCGGTGTTCAATCTGCTGAGACCTATGCACTATTTAAACAAAGTCTTGCTGATGCTATTGGTTTAGAGTCTGCAAGGTACTTTGAAGAAGAAGCGTGGTATCCCGTCTAATGGCTGGCACACTGCAAACTTCCTCGATTGCAGCACCGGGCTTTTACGGTCTCAATCTTCAAGAGTCAAGCATTACGCTGTCTTCTGGCTTTGCTCTCAAGGCACAGAACTGCGTTATTGACCGCTATGGTCGTATTGGTGCAAGACGGGGTTGGACTCCGCTGAACGCTACGAACACAGACTTAGGCTCTAATCCGATTGAATCAATGATGGAGGTAGTAGATGGCGGAAGCAATACAATTATATCGGCTGGCAATAACAAGTTATTCACTGGTCGCACAACACTTACACAGCTTCTTGTCCGAAATGCAGACAATTCAGGAAACGCTTCATACACGATAACTGCTAACAACTGGCAGATGGCAGCAATGCCATACGGTGATGTAAATGACTTTCAGCCTCATGCTTATTTAGCACAAGCTGCACATCCGATGTTGGTGTGGCATGAGTTACCTGTCTCTGGTGGAGACCCTCACGACCACGATAGCGGTACGTTTGGCTTTCAACAGATAAGTGATGTTGGAACATTACCAGCTAATCACAATAACGCATCATTTAAACCTAATGCAGTATTCTCTGGTTTTGGTCGTATTTGGGTTGGTAACATTGTTGGAGACACACAGACAGTATATTTTAGTGACTTACTACGTGGTTCTGACTTTACAACAGGTTCTGCAGGTTATTTAAACCTACAAGAAGTATTCCCTAATGGTGATAACATTGTCGCTATCGCAGGACATAACGGATTCTTGGTTATCTTTGGTCGTAACAACATTGCTATCTACGCTAACCCGATTGATACGGGTAGCTTAGTATTACAAGACATTATCTACAATGTAGGTTGTATTGCTCGTGACTCGGTACAGAACATTGGCACAGATATTGTGTTCTTATCTGATGCTGGTGTTCGTAGCCTTGCTCGTGTGATTCAAGAGAAGTCACTACCAATGAACGACATCTCTAAGAATGTTCGTGATGACTTGATGGGTAATGTAGCTGCTGAAGGTGACTTAGGCAAGGTTAAAAGTATTTATTACGAACGAGATGCTATTTATTTATTGTCGTTACCCACGACACGTTTTGTGTATTGCTTTGACACCCGTTCACGTCTACAAGACGGTTCAGCTAGAGTAACGATTTGGGATAGTTTAGAACCTAAGTCATTTTGTATTACTCAGGCTAAAGAGTTATTAATTGGTCAGACATCTTACATTGGTAAGTACTTCGGACACTCTGACAATGGTACTACATATCGTTTACAGTATTTCACTAACTACTTTGACTTTGATGCGGCAACTAAACTAAAGATTTTAAAGAAGATTGGTTGGGTTCTCATTAGTGGAACAAATCAATCAGTAGCTGTTAAGTGGGGTTTTGATTACACCGAAGGTTATCACTCAACTACTTATATGTTAGATGACTCTAATGTGTATGAATATGGTATTGGTGAATACAATATTGCTGAATACTCAACAGGTATTGTCATAGACCGTTTTTCTATTAATGCTGGCGGTCAAGGTACAACTATGCAACTCGGATTAGAAGTAGACATTAACGGCAACCCTTTTTCTATTCAAAAGATAGATGTTGCGGTAAAAGCTGGAAAAACATTAGTTTAATAGAGGGAATACATCGTGGCGGACTACACAAAAGCAACTAACTTTACAGCCAAGGATACCTTACCAACAGGCAATGCTGGTAAGATTGTTAAAGGCACTGAGATTGATACTGAATTTAGTGCAGTATCAAACGCTATTGCATCTAAAGCAAACATCAATAGTCCAACCTTTACAGGGACTCCAGCAGCTCCGACAGCATCATCAGGTACTAACACAACTCAAATAGCCACTACAGCCTTTGTTACTGCAGTGGCAAGTGCTTTAGGTACAATGTCAACACAAAATGCAACTGCTGTAGATATTACTGGTGGAACTATTGTTGGTATTACTGATTTAGCCGTTGCTGATGGGGGAACAGGTCGTTCAACATTAACAGCTAATGCAGTGTTAGTTGGTAACGGAACTTCAGGTATTAATACTGTAGCTCCTAGTACAAGCGGTAATGTATTAACTTCAGACGGAACAAGTTGGACATCTGCTGCGCCTGCCACATATCCTTTAACTAGCGGCACTGCGGCAGCTTCTACAAGCGGAACAAGCATTGACTTTACTAGCATACCTAGTTGGGTAAAGCGTATTACTGTTTCTTTTAATGGTGTATCTACTAATGGAAGTTCTAATTATTTGATTCAAATTGGAGCAGGAAGCGTAACAACTTCAGGATATAACTCAACCAATTATACGAGTGGTAATACTGGTGCTGATAGCACAGCAGGCTTTCTTTTATCGGCTGTAAATGGCTCTTCTGTATTAAGTAGCGGTCATTCTGTTATTACTTTGTTAGGTTCAAATATTTATATTGAATCAAGCACAATGAGTCAATACACCACTCGACTTGTTATGGGGGGCGGCACAGTTACTTTAGGCGGTGTTTTAGACCGAGTACGCATTACTACAGTAAACGGCACAGATACTTTTGATGCTGGTTCAATCAACATACTTTATGAATAAGCCATGAACAGAATAGAGATAGATGTTATTACTGGTACTCGTCAAGTGATTGAATTGACTGCTGAAGAAGTAGCGCAAGCGCAAGCCCAGTACGCAGAATGGTTAGCAGCACAGCCAACTAAAGAAGAACAGATTGCTAAACTGCAAGAGCAGATTGATGCGTTGAAATCAGATGTGTAATATGCTATCAGGGTTGTAATAATTTGATGGTAAACTTTAAAGTACCTGTCGTCATTCGTGAAGACTACACCATGTTGTTAGAGCTTCATGCAGATTTGATATGGTTTCACACCGATGTTCGTAAATGGACACCGACAGTTAAAGCAAAGTATTTAGAAGAATTGAATTTATTACAACACTTAGTATCTGTCCCTTTAGTTGCTTTAATAGAAGAAACAAATACTAAGTTAGTAAAGTTTAGTAAAACAATAGGTTTTAAGTTTACACAACCTTCTTTGGGGCAGGATAATAAAATGTATCATATATATAGTAGGAGTCTATAATGGGTGGATTAGTAAGTTCAGCACTGTCGCTCGGCGGTGGAGCAATTTCAGGTGGAAAATCCGCAGCCGCTTCTCGAGGACAAGCAGAGGCGCTTAGAGCTGCTGCTGATAAAGCCTCAGCAATGGCAATGTTTAATCCTTACGGAATGACTACTAACTTCGGCACGTCTACTTTTGCAGATGGTCGAGGTAGTTATGCACTATCACCTGAACTACAGGCTATCTCCGATAGAGTGATGGGATACGCTGGCGGATATGACCCTACAAGAGTGGGTGCTGCTGCAGAACCTTTATATAGTGGTGCTTCTGGTTTATTCAATCGTGCAGATTATTATCTAGGTCAATCTCCTGAACAAGTTTCTGCTAAATACATGGCAGACCAACAGGCTTTGTTACAGCCATCAAGAGCTGCTGATTTTGCTCGATTACAAGCGACTAACTATGGTCGTGGTACAGGTGGTTTAGGTATTAATACAGGTACTGGCGGCGCTCCTTCTAATCCATTAGCACAGGCATTATTTAATGCTCAAGGTCGTCAAGACTTAGAAATTGCTGCTAGAGCAGACCAAGCGGCTATGGATAGAGCTAAGTTTGGTGCTGGTTTGTTTGGTACAGGTGGTGAGATATTAGGAATGATTCCAAAAATAACAACTGCTGGATATGGTCCATTAGAAGCTCAGTTAGGTTTGTTGCGAACAACTGAAGGGCTAGGACAACAGCCATTCCTGCTCAGTCAAGACTTGGCAAATCGCTATTCTACCGCAGGTGCAAACGCAGGTCGTTTATTCCTAGAGCCACAAGCTGGTGCTGCAACCGCATATGGTAAATATCAAGGATATAGCCCAATCGGTACAGCTCTTAGCGGTGCTGGTTCTTCTTTTGGCGGTGGCGGAGGCGGTGGCGCAGGAAGCAGTTGGTTTAGTAGTTTGTTTGAGAGTGGTCCAGAATTGTTGGCAGGATAAGGAAAAATCATGGCAGAAATCGTAGGCGGTTTATTTGGAGTATCCCCTGAGCAGTTGCAGCGTCAGCGTCAAGCTACAGACACTGCTAATGCGTATCGTTATGCAAATCTAGACCCGTTAGAGCAAGCTAAAATGTCTATCTATCAAGGCGCTGCTGGTCTTTCTCGTGGGGTTCAAGGTTTACTTGGTGGCGACCCTGAGTTAGAGAAAATTTCTAAGATTAAACAACTGTCTTCACAGTTTGATTTAACAACTGCTGACGGAGCTAGACAGTTTGCCCGTGCATTACAGCCGTTTGCTCCGCAAGAAGCAATGATGGCTGCAAAACGTGCTGATGAGATGGATTTGGGAGTACAACAACGTGCTACTCAGCGTTCACAAGAAATTAGAAACTTGAGAGAGCCTACAAGAACTGCTTTATCTACATTAGTTGCTTCTGGTAAGTACACTCCTGCTTCTATTTCTGTTTATGAAAAATCACAAGACCCTGCCGATTTAGTCTTGGCAGATAAAGGAATATCAAATTCCAATAAAGAAAAAATAGCTGCTGCTGTTGAATCAAATACGTTAATTGATTTAGGTACTGCAGAAATTTCTAATTATAGAGAAATGATTAAAAATAAAGAAGTACAGTACGGACCGTTGACAAATATAACAGCTCGTACTTCAGCAGCTATCGGTTCACCTACTGATAATGCTATTAAACAGCAAGAAATTGAATCGTTTTTAATTAGTCAAATAAACGAAGTCTTAAACGCAGCCAAAGGTGTCCAAGCTAAAGACGACGCACTCAGAGCAGAACGTCAAATTAAAACATATTTAGCACAAAATAGTAATGCTGGAATGGACAAAGCACTCGAATTATTAGAAAAGACTAAAAAGAATGTTAAGAAAGGCAACGAAGCGTATATTCGTTCATTGTCTGGAGAACCTGTTTCGGAAAAACCTAACCAGCCAAAACCACCTTCAAATATTTATTCAATAGTTAAAAGCCGTCCGGGTTGGAATGACGCTTCAGACGCAGAAATTGACGCAGCAATTAAAGCAGGTAAAATTAAAGTTCCTACAGGTAAATAAACTATGGCACGTTATAAAAACACTGAAGAAGCAGTTGCTGATTTAACGCAAAAGATTAAAACAAAACGAACAGAAGTAGCTAACATCGGCGACACATCCGATGCTGTGTTAAAAAAACGTGCGGAAGCAGCACAAGAAGAAATTAATAAACTGTCTCGTCAGCTATATGTTGCTCAGTTAGGTAACAAAGGAGTAAGAGGACAAGTAGAAGCCGCTGTTTTAGGCGGAGCTACGGGATTGCCTAGGTTATTTACTAGCGTAGTTGATTTAGCTGCGCAAGGGGGAGAGAAATTAAGTAAATTACTACCAGAAGTTCCGGGTACACTAACTCCTCGTAAAGACTATCTATTAACACCAAGAGTACTTCCGGGAGTTGAGGTTACAACGCCTGAAACTGCTTTAGCATTTGGAGCAGGTCAAGGAGCAGCTACTTCTATGTTTGGTGGTCCTGTCGTCACCGCTATTGGTGCAACTACGGGAGCGATTGACGAGCGTATTTTTGAAGGCGCTCCTGTTACTTCTTTAGTAACTGCATTAGGTGCGTTAGGATATGGCGGTGTTCGTGGCATTTCTAACTACAGAGATGCCAAAAGTTTTAATAAGTTTCTTGAGCAGTTAGGACCAGCAGAAAGTAATCGTCTTCGCCAGTTTATGGTTTCTGGACAAGAAAGTAAAGACCCGCTAATAGCAGGGACTATAAATAAATTACGTAATAATCCAAAGTTTGCGGAATTCTTTACTGAGTTAGAAAAAGGCGCAACAAAGAAAGTGCTGTCTGGAATGACGCCAGAAGCAAAAGAAGGAAAAATTGCAGAGCCTGTATATAACGCATATAAAGAACAAATCGCTCGATTGTATGACGGTATGTTTGGAAAAGGCGTATCAACAAAATTTGAGAAAGCTACGCAATTAGCGGGTGATAGAACAATCCCAGTTAATCAAACAGCAGATAAGATAGACAAACTTATTCAAGATTTTTCTGCAGTCGGTACAGACAGTTCTAAAGCATCGATTGCCTATCTAGAAAGATTTAAGACACGTTTATTAGGTACTCCTGATAGCGTTGGATACTTACCAAAAGAAACAACTATTCAAAAGCTGCAAGGTAATCTGTCTTCTTTTGGAGCTGAAGCCGCTGGTCAAGAAGGAATGCTGCGGAACGTAGCAAAGAACGACCAACAAGCAATCGCTAAAGCATTGTTTGGTTCTTTAAAAGACGACTTAGGAATTGCGTCTAAAACAACAACCGATAAACAGCTTAAAGCAGCTACTAATCTTTTGGAGTCTGCTCGTAACGATGTAAAAAACGGATATGAGGAATTAAATAAGTTTAGGGCGAGAGGGCTTCCAAAAGTATTTAAAGATAAAGAAATATATGAATTTGCGGACGAAGATTTAATAAAAGCATTTAAAGGACTAAACGCTAAAGAATTACAACAGACACGAGCAATTCTTGAGGTAGAGAATCCAGATGCTTTAGCACGAGTTCAAAAGAACATATATGAGGACTTCGTATCTACATCTAGAAACACGCTTCCAGATAATACAAGTGGCGTAGACCTTCAAAAGTTAGTAGCAAGATATAATTCGTTACCAAAGAATGAGCAGGAGACGCTTGCATTTGCTTTAGGCAGCAACTCTAAAGAATTTGGTGAACGCATGGCAGACGCTCAACGCTTCTTTAATTATTCTATGAAGTCCGGCGGTGTCTTGCCTTCAGGTCAAGTTAATCCTGCTATTGCCTCTGAAGCAGCTTTTGCTTCAACAGGAGGAAGTTATACAGGAGGAAAAGTAGGCGGCGTTACTGCAAGACTTTTTAATTATTTTAAAGGCGAATTAAATGATGACCAAGTCTTTAAATTATTGTTAACTCCAGAAGGCAAAGATTTCTTAAAAAGCTCTTCACTCAGCCCAAACGCTGCTAAAAACTTAGAAAAACTAACGAAAGTACAAAGTGCTACATCTCCTGCATTATCAACTACCTTATCTGCTGGAGCCAGAGCAAACATTCAAGAAAACGAAGTCGGCGTAAGTCCTCAAACGCAAGGCGCTGCTCCAACACAACGTCCAGATTTAGATTTATCTATTCCAGACACAGAGGCTGCTCCTGCAGGACCTACGACACCTACAACACCTACCGTAGCTCCGGGAGGTCGTCCAGATTTGGATTTGTCTTATAACCCTGCCGACATTGAAACACAGATTCGGGCTGAAGCCGAAAAACAAGGCTTAGGAAACTATGCTGATTTGTTTGTCCGTCAAGCAAAACAAGAATCGTCTTACAATCCATACGCTGTGTCTAAAGTAGGCGCTCAAGGTGTGTTTCAACTAATGCCGGGAACAGCTCAAGAACTTGGTGTAACAGACCCGTTTGATGTCAATCAAAACATTTCCGGCGGTATTCGGTACATGGGACAGCAATTAAAGCGTTTTAACGACCCTGCACTAGCCTTGGCTGCTTACAACGCTGGTCCTTCTCGTGTTGCGTCTGCAGGTGGTATTCCAAATATTCCTGAGACACAAGATTACGTTAAAAAGATATTAGGCATCTAAATATCTAAATTAGATACACACTATACACACAATGAATACCTATGTCAGACCAATACGGAATAAACGAAGGAGTCAAGACTCTAACAGGTAGCTTAGATGCTGCTCGTGTAAGTGCTAAATCATTAACCAAAAGCATTGAAAACGTCCAAAAGGACGGGGCTGAGGTAGCACAACAAAAAGCTGCTGAGAGGCGTAAAGAACAACAGTTTGTTCCTGACACTACCGTTGTGAAGGCTCTTAAAGAATACGAATTAGTCCAAGAAGTAAAGAAGATGGAACTTCGTATGAAAGCAGAAGTAGTGAACAAGTACGGTCCAAAAGCATGGGATGATGTTCTAGTCATTAAACAACGACTAATAAAACAAGAAGCACAAAATAAAAAGATGTTTGACAGCGACATGAAAGCAGTTCGTCGAGTCCAACTCTATTGCTTCTTAGTTGCTGCAGTAGTTTCTTATCTTATCGTCTGGGGAGACAAGTAATGCTAACACTAATTTCAACCGCCTTATCATTCTTAATGGGTGGTTTACCTAAACTGATGGACTTCTTTCAGGACAAGTCTGATAAAGCACACGAGATGGACATGGCTCGTATGCAGACTGAGAGAGAACTACAGATGATGGAGCGTGGCTTTATTGCACAGGCTCGTATTGAGGAAATCAGGACTGAGCAAGTACAGATGGAGACACAAGCTCAGGAACGCTCTGCAATGTACGCACACGACATCGCTATAGGTCAGGGTGCTAGTCAGTGGGTGACTAACCTCAGAGCCTCTGTAAGACCGATGGTGACATATTTGTTTGTCTTCCTATTGATAGTGGTTGACATTGCTTCTATTTGGTGGGCTTGGTCTTCTGGTACTGCTTTTGTTGAAGCTATCCCAATGGTGTTTGATGCCGATGAAATGCAGATTCTAGCATCGATTATTGCTTTCTGGTTCGGTACACAAGCCTTTGCTAAGAAATGAAAGTAAGCGATAAAGCCCTTGAGGTAATCCGTCACCATGAGGGTGTCCGTACTAAGCCGTATCAGTGTCCTGCACTGTTATGGACAATCGGTGTAGGTCATGTTATTGACCCTAACCATGCTCGTGTTCCCTTAGCGGAGCGCAAAGCGTTACCTATCCCTGATGGATGGAATAGGACAATAACGATGGGAGAAGTAGATGACATTCTTAAACGAGATTTGGCTAACTTTGAGCGTGGTGTCGAGCGATACTGTCCTGTTACTCTTACACAAGGGCAGTTCGATGCTCTTGTCAGTTTTAGCTTCAATGTGGGTCTTGGAACACTACAGCGCTCAACCCTCCGTCAGAAGGTTCTTCGTGGAGAAATGGAAGGCGCTGCAGACGAGTTTCTCAAGTATACGATAGGTGGCGGCAAGGTTCTAAAAGGATTAGTCAATCGTCGCAACGACGAGAGAGCCATGTTCGTCTCATAAATTGTGTAGTATATTACACAGTTTTGTATCTCATTCTATACATTTCCCTATCGGTAAAGTTTCTCTGTTTCTGCACAAATACTAAGCACAATAACCCGTTCGGGACATAAAAAGACAGCCCAATTAAGGGCTGCCATCAAGCACTACAACACACAAGGAATTAGATAGAGCATCCGCCAGCGGTGCAGCTTAACATCTGAGCGCCTTCGACATTATCGTCATACTCTTTGAAGTTCTCCCAATCTACTGTATCAGGAACTAACGACTTTAACTTGTTGTAAGTCTCCTCGTCACATTCTTCATAAGGTGCTTGCTTGTAAGTGCCACCATCCATCGGTAGGAACGACACACCAGTAACTTCATCGAAGTGCTTAAATGTCCATGCTCCGACATCCATCCATTCGTTCTCCAAGACAGAGATAGTTACAGAAGGCTTATGCTCACAGTAATGACGCTGAAAGATTAACCACAAGCGCAGATGCTGAATCGCAGTCAAGTCTTCACGCAGTAACGCACCATCAGCCACAGCAACAGGGAAACTAAATACTGTTGTTGACTCAGGTTTCATCACGCAAGGCTCTGCAACAAATCCTGCTTGAATCATGAACTGTGTCAAAGGGTCTTTATTATCAGCTCGTACACGGCGAATATAATACTTGCTATGCTGAGGATGGATGCCAGATGCGGTAGAGCAGAGTTGTGATACAGTTCCTTCCGGCTTAACAGCCGTAACCGCAACACTCTGATTGATTCCAATAGCACTAGCAAACTCAGCATTAACAGAAACAGCAAGGTCACGGAGTTTCTCCAATCGAGCAGGTAATAATTCATCATCAGGGTTATTGAGTAAAGTGTTGTCGCAAATACCAGTCATTGACACACCTAAAAGCGCCTCCTCCTCGGTGTTCTTTTGCCAAATCTTACGCAAGTAAGGGAAGTCTGTAAGACTAGCCTGAAAAGTACCCAGAATGGTAGCAAGACGAATCTTGTTAGCAATACTATCTTCAGTATCGTCAGAACGAATGATGCAAGAGGATAGATTACAGAACTGGTAAGGACGCAGAATAATCTCTGAGCATGGGTTTGTACCAAAAGCATAAGTCGCATCCCTACGACCATTCTTAGCAGCTTGCTTTTGACTTGCTTCACGATTGAAGATACCACGCTCTCCGCTGTGTGATTCATAGATTGAACTCCATTCACGCATAAATTGACCAATAGATGGTGTCTCTAAGTATGACGCAGAGTTGTTTGCTAATGCACGTTGTGCTTGACCATCCCACCAGTTACCTGCTTTAGCGTGTGCCATCTTGTCGTCTGACAAATCAGACAGGCTAATCATTGCTGAGCGTCGGACTCCACCCACAACAACAACTTCCCCGATTTTGCACAGAATATCATGGCACTCAAGGGAACTGAGACGGCGACCAACTGCTCCTTTGAATTTGATGACACAGAAGCGATAAAGTTCTTCCAAAGGTCCGGGTCCAGAAGCACGTCCTCCGAAAGTTTTGAGTCTCGCCCCTGCTGGTCTAACTCGAGATACGTCAAATTTTGGAATCTCGCCAGCATACAAAAGAGCGATGAGTTGGCGAAGTGATTTTGCCCATCCTTCTTTAGAATCCGACACAACAATAGAAGTCTTACTATCAAACAACTGAGTCGGCACTTCAGGTAACTTAGAAACATATTGTTGCTCCACAGAGAATCCGACACCAGTGCCACAGAGAAGGATGTACATTGCTTCGTCAAAGGCTTTTGGGTCGTCGATTGGTAAATACGAACAATTAAATGCTGCTACATTCTGGCGCTCTAGCGCAGGTCCTGCTGTCATTACTGCTCGCATAGACGGTACGACATCCAGTGCAACAACGGCTGTCTCTAACTCGTTACGCAATTCTTTTGTAAGTATGTAGTTCTGTTTTTCTGCTAAGTGCTTTTCCATAAAGTCAAAGTACCGTGCTACTGTTTCATTCCAATGCTCACGACGACCTTTATCGTCCAAGTAACGGCTATACCGGCTCTTGGCGATGAATGTGTTGTACGGGGTCATGTTGTATGCTGCCATATTATTTAACTTCCTTTTCTAGTTTATCGGCGTTGTCCTCTATGCGGTCTGAGAACATTTCTACTATGTCTTCACTGCTGATGTTGAGTAGTTCTAGTAAGGTTACTTCATCAAGTGCGGTTAACCTTTCTTTGATTTCGTGTAAAAGCAGCGGCATAGTTTCTCTCTATTTGTAATACTTATTGTTTACTTCATCGTAATTCTCTATCAAAAAATCTAAATAATGCTGAATTTTCTCTAGGTCTTCCTTTCCGTTCTTGTAAGGGAAACGGAGGATATATTTTACCACATTATGTGACCACGGGTCAAGTCCCCAATCAAGGGCGATTGTCCAAGGCTGGACACCTTTTTTGTAATGTGTACCACCAACTTGACGACTTAAAGTGTCGCTTTTAATACTATCTTCGTACTCTTTAATTAACTCATTTAAGGTTTCTTCACGAAGATAACCAAAAGGGGTCGGCATCGCTATTGGGTTTTTATCCATGATGCTTCACCTCAACTGCTTTGCGTAATGACTTCACTCCTTGACTCCAGCTTCCGCAGTCCCGACATTGGTATCGTTGATACGAACCTGATAACGAGATAGCCTGACCTCGTTTCTGTATTGCACTGCTACCACAAGTAGGACACACTGCAGATTCAGAGTGGAGGTTACGATTAGGATGCGTCTTAATCCACGGCAACAGCGTATGATAAAGCGACTCCAACAAGACAACATCTTGTATATTATATTCTTGCATCCGTTCCCAAGCATCATTATCTCCGTTCATACATTTAACCCACAAAGAATGTCCTTCGTGAGCGTGTTTCTGACCTAAACCAAGTCGCTGTGCTACATAATCCAGCTTGTTGCTAGGAAAACGAAACTGGCTACGAACCACACGCAATAAATCAATCTGTTTATAAGGCGATGGTGGATTATAAGAATGTAAGAGAAATTCCTTGTTAAGAGTAGGAATATCAAACTTAGTGCCGTTATAATGCACCACAGCATCAGCTTCGTTGAGAAGTCCATGTATTCCTTTAAGCATCTTCTTTGGTTTAGATTGGTGGACAGAATCAAACAGAACATCTACCTCGTTTAGCCACTTAGCTGCATAGCACAGCACATAAGAAGATTCCATCAACTGATTGATACTGACGTTTTGCTGCCACAGACCCCAAACATGGGCTGTGTTAGGACTTGTCTCAATATCGAGTAGAAGGATTTTCATAGGTTCTGTTGTGCTTCCATAAAGGATTCAAAGTCTTGCTTAGAAATACATAACTCACCGGCTGTGCCTGTATGACATTCTGGATAAGTGACGACGAAGCGTATCTTTTCCTTTAAGTCGTAACCGTAGTACGCAGACAATCCATCAGCTACTTTAGCCATTACTGTTGTCCATGACTCATCGTAAGGCAGAGTAAACTGTTTGGTAACTGTGTCATTCCTGTCTTCAACAGTTAGACTTACTGTGAAAGTTTCGTTGCTGTCATCATAATTCATAATCATCTTCATCTCCGTTGTTAGCCATCAAATCAAATAAAAGTTCTGCATCAATCACAGCGAGTGGCTTAGAATTGTTTTGCTTGATAATCACAATCGGTTCGCCATCACCATGTTTCTTGCACTGCTCGTAGTAATTATACACAGCAATCTTTGCTAAAGACTTACATTCAAACGTAGCCGGAAGTTCCTCTTTAGCAAACTGAGACATCACCACATCTTCACCATGACTACCCATTGGACAACTGCGTAAGTCCTTGTCCGTCAACTGTGGATACCTCTCCAGCAACTGCTTGACGGTCCACTGCTGGAGCAGCCTTCCTTTCTGTTTTGCGCTGCTTGTTTTCACGATTGATAACCTTTCGTTTAGTAATCCATGATTTAGGAATGTGCATCCGGGCATTACTGTTATCACCAGATACGGTTGATGCAAGACAGATTCCATCTTTTGTTTCTGCAATTAAAAACCCTACGGTACAAACTGCGTGAATATCAACTTTTACGTTGTCTTCCCACCCACCATCAGAGACTGCATCAACCCACTCAACATACACTATTGGGGAGGATTCCAAGTCTCGTTTGGTGTTCTTTGCAGCCACAGGAGTTTTGCGTTTTCCAGCACTCGGTCCGTGTCGCCCTCGTAGGCTTTCAGGACTGCTTGGTACAACTCGGTTTCGTTGGTACATTCTTCTAGTATCCTTTTAGCTTTAACTGGTCCAATTCCTTTTAAACCGATGATATTGTCAATCCTATCACCTGTTAATATCTGAGTATAAAAAGAATGTAAACCTTCAAACTCAGAGACATAATACTTTTCTTTCTTGCGGTAGTTGTAATGCCAACCTCTAAACTGGTTGAGGTCTTTGTCGATATGTACCATGATTGATTCATCTTCAGAGACCGCATAAGCAGCGATACCAACTGCATCGTCTGCTTCAATACCGTTGACTACTTCAAAGCCCCAAGAGTTCACTAGGTGGTCTCTCAGAGCCTGTAAATGTACTGGCTTTTCTGATATGCGCTGACCCTTGTATGGAGCTGTAACTGCTATCGAATCACGGAAGTTGCCTTTGCCCGTTAGGAAGCCCTTGTAATCTTCACAGTCCAAGTCCATACAAAGTTCAGTCATTGTTTCCTCAAGCCTTGCTATCGCAATGTATTCCTCAGTATCGTTGCTAGAGAAACCCACTGCGTAGCATAGGCTATCGGCATCAATGAGTGCTGTTATCACAGGATGTCGTCATCCAAATCAGCATCAGCGCCATCAGCACTGTACTTCACCAAGTCGGTAATGACAATCTTTGCCAGTGATGCGCTAACACCTTTCTTGTTCTTCCAAGTCCAGCTATAAGGCTTAATCAATGCCACAGCCTTCGAGCCGTTGCCTACGGTGTCCTTAACCTCATTGCCTTCTTTATCGTAAGGCTGGATAGCGTAGTTTGATTTAACTGTCAAGAACCAACCCTTCTCAGGCTTGTCTTCACGCTTGCGTGGCTCAAGACCAATCGACTCCAATGCTTCCACAGCCTTGTCAGACAGGTTAGCCAAGTCACATTGGAACTTGCCACTCATGTCGTTAACACGGTCAAAGAAAGCCCACTGAATTTCTGCTTCGATTTTTACTGGTTTAATTTCCATTTTAAAACTCCTTATCTACTACGGTTTATGAATACTGCTACAGCTATTGTACCACAACTACTGCAGGGTTTGGGTATAGGGATTAAGACTTTCTTCTAATGTCCCATCTTCTATATCCAATACGGCATCTTTCAAAAGGTCGTATGTTTCCTTTAAATCAAAGGACGAACTTAGCGAGTAAGTCCCATCTTTGTACGCAGAGACAGCCACCATCCCAAGTAAGTTCTCGTCTTTTTCTTCTATCATTAGTGTGTCTCTTTCCATGAGTTACCTACTTTGTATTCACCGTCCAGAGGACAGCGCATATTCAACATTATACCAGCTTCTTTGATTGATTCTTTACCGAGAATACCAGCTTCTTCTGCACGCTGTTCTGCTACCTCAATCTGCCACTCGTCATGGACATTGGCAACCATCTTAAAGTCTATCTTTGATTTACGCAACTTCTTGTGCAAAATCACGACAGCCTGTTTCATTACTATCGCACCAGCGCCTTGCAGTAGCGTGTTGAGCGCCGAATGTTCTGCACGAACGAGTAGCTTTCGTCCGTCAAGACCTTGTAGCCATCCTTCTTTAGCGTAGAGACGAGCCACTTTCTCTCTAAGCCTTTTAAGTTTCGGTGTGTTTTGTAGAAAACTATCAATGAGTTTTTGTCCCTCTTTCGCACTACCTCCAACAATCGACCCGATTTTGGCACTTCCTGCGCCATAGAGAAAGGCATAGATAAACGTCTTAGCTTGATTCCTCGTTTGCAACCCAGCAGCGGTTTGGTTCGCTGTGTGTATATCGCCTGATACAACCTCATTCGTATATTCATTATCGTTCATATAGTGAGCCAACATACGCAACTCTAATCCACTTGCGTCAATGCCAACTAACTTATATCCTTTCTT